AACTAGTTAAATTAACACAATTTAAACCTTATATAGAAATTGAAACAAATGGTACATTAATACCAAACTTAATATATGAATATATAGATTTAATAAATTGTAGTCCTAAATTATCTAATAGTGGAGAATTAGAAAAAAGAAGAATAAAAAAGGATGTTTTAAGTTTTTTTAACATATCACCTAAAAGTATTTTTAAGTTTGTTATTAGTAGGGATCAAGATATGGAAGAAGTGTTAGAATTAAAAAATAAACTTTCTTTACATACAGAAAAAATATATCTAATGCCAAGTGCAGAAGATCAAGAAGAACTTAAACAAAATCAAGATAGAGTTTTAAACTTTTGTTTAGAACATACATTTAACTTTTCAACAAGATTACAAATTATATTATGGAACAAAACAACAGGTGTCTAAATTGGAATCACATTTACGGACAAATAGAATACATAGAAACAAATATTTTAAAAGATAATAAAACAGCTACTAAAAAAGATCCTATATGGATATACGGAATACCAAGGGGTGGACAAGTAGTAGCTGGAATATTATGTAGAAATGAATTATTTAAAATAACTCTTAATCCTGAAATGGCTGAAGTTATAGTAGATGATATTTACGATAGCGGAACAACATATAAAAAATGGAAAGAAAAATACCCTAAAGCTAAATTTTATTTTTTAATAGATAAAAGAGAAGATTATTATAAAAATAAATGGATAGAATTCCCATGGGAAAAAACAGCAGATAAAGAAGTAGAAGAAAACGTAACAAGATTACTACAATATTTTGGTGAAGATACAAACAGAGAAGGTTTACAAGATACTCCAAAAAGGTTTGTTAAGTTTTTTAAAGAGTTTTTAAATCCTCCAAAATGGAATTGTACTACATTTGAGGGAGAAGGTTATGATGAAATGATAGTACAAAATAATATACCTTTTCACTCACTTTGTGAACATCATATTGCTCCATTCTTTGGTTTTGGAACAATAGCATACATACCAAATAAACGTATTGTAGGATTAAGTAAATTAGCTAGAACTCTTGAAACTTATGCAAGAAGATTACAAAATCAGGAAAGAATAACAATGCAAGTAGCAGACTTTTTAGAAAAAGAATTAGAACCACGAGGGGTTGCTGTTATTCTAGAGGCAAAACATATGTGTATGGAGATGCGTGGAGTTAAAAAACACGATACCTGGACAACTACTTCAATAATGAGAGGAATTTTTAAAGAAGATGATAAAGCCAGAAACGAAATAATGCAAATACACAATAAAAAATGAAAACAAATATAATAGTAAAACTTACTTATGCTGGAATACATTGTTGGAAAGATTGTCCTTTAGAGTTAGTAAAATATTTAAGACACCCTCATAGACATACTTTTTATATAACTTGTAAAAAAGAAGTTAACCACGATGACAGAGATATAGAAATAATATTGTTTAAACAAAATATACTAGATTATATTGATAGTGTATACAACGGAGATTTTGGTACAATGAGTTGTGAAATGATTGCAAAGGATTTAGTATTAGAATTTGGTTTAAATTATTGTGAAGTGTTAGAAGATAACGAAAATGGAGCAGAAGTTATGACAAACAATTATTGTTCAAAATGAAACTATTTTTAGCAGGTGCAGACATGGATTACCATATTGAGCCAGTTTATTTATCTGGACATGCTTCAATGTTATCTAGTTATTGGAAGCATAAAGATAAATTCATACCTAGTTGGTTAAAATGGTATAATAAAACTAAAAATGCTGATTGGATAATGGACAGCGGTTTATTTACAATGATGTTTGGAGCAGGATCCGACAAAACATATAAAGAAGAAGATATAGTTGAATACACTAACAAATATATAAGTGATTTAAAAAAAATTAAATACAACGGATATATAGTAGAAATGGATGTACATAAAATATTTGGATTAGAAAGTTTAAAAAGATTTAGATATATATTCAAACAAAAATATGATATTGAAAAAACAATATACGTCTGGCATATTGAAGAAGGGGAAGAGGGTTTTATTAAATTATGTAAAACATACCCTTATATAGCTATATCTATACCAGAATTGAGAATAGTTTTGAAAGGAAAAAACAATTTGGAAAAAATGGTAAAAAAACTTGTAATGTTAGCCAATAAAATTAACCCAAATATAAAAATACATTTATTAGGATGTACACAACAATCACTTATGGAACAAAAAGGTTATTATTCTTGTGATAGTACTTCGTGGATGAGTAGCGTAAAATATGGTACTGGACATATTTTTGTAGGTAATAGAATAAAACAATTTAACGTACACACAAAAGGTTGGCAAGATTATTATAATAAATACAATCATATTTTTCCAGATAGAGAAAAACAATATCACAGGAATTTAGTTTTGTGTGCAATAGCATTTAATAAATTAAATAGATATATAAATAACAAATATTATAACTTTGAACCAATAAAAACAATATTATGAAAAAAGGATGGAACAATATAGAAATAAAAAAGCTAGTAAAAGCAGATTGGAACTATAAAGAAGAAAATCAAATACTAACAGAAAAACTATTAACTAATTTTAAAAGAAACGGACAAATAGAAAGTATAATAGTAAGAGAATTAGACACAGGTTTTTTTGAAGTAGTAAATGGTAATCATAGATTAGACGTTATGAAGATGTTAGAATACAAAACTGCTCACTGTTATAACTTTGGAAAAATAACACAATTACAAGCAAGTAGAATAGCAATAGAAACAAATGAAACTAAATTTGCTACAGATCCTTTAAAACTATCTAATTTAATACAAGAAATAACAAAAGAATATACTTTAGAAGATATAGAAAAAACAATGCCTTATGATATAAAAGATTTGGAAAATATGGTAGATATAACAAAACTAGATTGGAATGATTTTACCAGTACACCACCAGACACTTTAGATGATGTAGAATTCAACAAAACAATAAATTTAAAAGTAACAGAAGAAACATATAAAAGATGGATAGAATTAAAAGATAGATTAAAAGAATTAAGTGGATATGCAACAGACAGTAAAGTTTTTGAATTTGCAGTTATAGAAGCTTTAAATATACCATTAGAAAGTTATCAATAATTACACAATATTATACACACTAAAAAAATGATAGAATTTATAAAACACTTATTCGGCTTTTGTGGAGAACCACATTTAAACTTAATAACATTAATTATAGGAACTCCAATGTTACTATATATAGGATATTATATTAACCAATTTTTAAAATAATGGCAAACAAAGATAAATTTACAAGAGAAACAATAAAACAGGCAATAGAAAATTCTGGTGGTTTTGTATCGGTGGCTAGTAGATCTTTAAACTGTACTAGAAAAACAATATATAATTATTTAGATAAATACCCTGAATTAAAAGAAGTTTTACAAGATATTAAAGAACAGTATTTAGATATGGCAGAAGCCAAACTAATTGAAAAGATAAGAGCAGGAGCAACTCCTGAATTGTTATTTTATTTAAAAACACAAGGAAAGAGTAGAGGATATATAGAAAAACAACAATTAGATTTATCAAGTAATGACGAACAAATTAACAAAATAGAAATTGAAATCGTTAAACCTAAAGGGAACAGTAGTACTAGAAAAGAATCTTAATGCACAAACAAGAATAGTAGTTAACCAAGGAGGAACAAGAAGTAGTAAAACATATTCATTAGCACAGCTAATAATCTTAAAAGCATTAGAAGAAACAGGAAAGGTATATACTATTTGTAGAAAAACCTTACCTGCTTTAAAAGGAACTGCATATCGTGATTTTTTTTCTATATTGGAAAGTCACAATTTATATAATCCTGACAATCATAATAAATCAGAACTTACTTATAAATTAAATGGAAATGAAATAGAATTTATTTCAGTTGATATGCCGCAAAAAATCCGTGGAAGAAAAAGAAATATACTTTGGTTGAACGAGGCAAATGAATTTAGTTTTGAAGACTGGATCCAACTAACATTAAGAACTACAGAAAATATATATTTAGATTTTAACCCTTCAGATCCGTACAGCTGGATATATGACAATGTTATAAACAGAGAAGATTGTACTTTTATTAAATCTACATATTTAGATAATCCATTCTTACCAAAGGAAACAATAAAAGAAATTGAAAGACTAAAACAATTAGATTCTAACTATTGGAAAATTTATGGATTGGGTAATATGGCTCAACCTACTGAAACTATATTTAGACAATTTGAATTGTGTAATAATATTCCAGAACAAGCACAACTTGTAGCAATGGGAATGGACTTTGGATATTCAAACGATCCAACAGCAATAGCAGAAGTATTTAAATTAAACGATAATTTATACATAAATGAAGTTTTGTATAGTAAAGGTCTAACAAATCAAGATATTGCAGGAGAGCTAAGGAAACACAGCATAACAAGGCAAATAGAAATAATAGGGGATAGTGCAGAACCGAAAAGTATAGAAGAAATAAATAGATTAGGTTTTAACGTAAAACCAGCAAAGAAAGGTGCAGATTCTATAAATATGGGCATAGATGTATTAAGAAGATATAAAATACATATTACAAAAAGTAGTACAAATGCTATAAATGAATTTAAGTTTTATAAATGGCTTGTAGATAAAAATGGTAGGGTAATAAATAAACCAGCTACAAACCAATCTGATCACTTAATTGATGCTATTCGTTATGTGGCTTTAAATAAATTAACAACTAATTATTCTGGAAAGTATTATATTCTATGAACAAAATCAATAAAAATATATTTATATAAAATGGCAAAGACTAAAATAACAATAAATGTACCTACTAATTGGGATGATATAACAATAAAAAACTATCAGAAGTTTCTAAAAGTAGCTAAAAATAAAAATGAAATAGAAATGTTGAGTGTTTTGTGTAATGTTTCATTAAAGGTTATAAAGAAAATAAAAGTAAAAGATAGAATAATGATAATTAAAAAAATGAATACTTTTATAAATGAAAAGCCTTCAGAAGAATTACAAAACATTATAGAGTTTAAAGGCAAAGAATATGGGTTTATTCCAAACTTTAGCAAATTAACAACAGGTGAGTTTGTAGATCTTGAAAGCTATATGAAAAACAGCAACGAAAGTTTACATTATATAATGTCAATACTATACAGACCAATAACAATTAGAAAAGGAAAGTTCTATAACATTGAACCATATAACCCAAATTTAGAAACAGCTGAAAAGTTTTTAGATTTACCAATGACTTGTGTTTTATCTGCTTTTAATTTTTTTTTTCATTTAGGCAAAAACTTGTTAGCAATTATGAACAATTATTCGAAAAAGGAAATGATCAAAGCGACCAACAAAGAACAATACAAAGCAAGTGGGGTTGGTATAACGTGATTTTTAGTCTATGCAACGAAAATATTTTAAATATAGAAAAGATAACAAAGTTAGAAATAACAACTGTATTAACGTATTTAAGCTATTTACAAGATAAACAAAGTATAGAGAATAATAATTATAATCAACACAAATGATAACTTATAATAATATAATAGACACTTTTAAAAATATAGCTACTAACCATTATTTATTAAATTCTTTTCATAGTGGTTTACTAGATGAGGTAGACATAGATAAATTAAATTTGTCTAATTATCCAATACTATATGTAGAGCCAAGCACAACTAATATAGACAAAGGTGTACTAACTTATACATTTAATGTTTATACAATGAGTATAATTAAAGAAGATCTGAGCAATAGAGAAGAAGTTTGGGATACTATGCTACAAGTAATGCAAGATATAATAGCAGAGTTTAAACAAAACCAATCATTACAAACGTCAGGCTCTGATAGTGGAAAGAAAATTAGTTATGTTGAAAATGAAATTGTTTTAAATATGCCTGTTAGTGTAGAACCATTTACAGTACGTTTTGCTAATATGCTTACAGGCTGGACTTCTAACTTTTCTATTCAAGTTAATAATCCTAATTCACTTTGTAACGTACCAGCAAATCCAAGTGATAATTTACCTAATTCATAATGGAATTTAAAAACACAGAAAATATAATTTCACAATTTTGCAGCAAGTTAATAGAAAAGGCTAGAGCAAATTTAAATAAAGAAGGTAAAAGAGCAACAGGAACTTTATTTAATCAAATGAGTTTTGATATAGAAAAAACAGATGATAATATAAAAGGAGTAATTAGCTTTGGTAGTGCAGAGGACTATTGGATATTCGTGGATCAAGGAGTAAAAGGTGCAGGTGGTTTTAAAGGTAGTGGAAGAATGAGAGGTGGGAATAGTGATTTTGCTTTTAAAAAAGGAGGAAAAATACCACCACTAAATGCAATTATACAATGGACTAAAGTAAAAGGAATAAAAGGTAGAGATAAAAAAGGTAGGTTTATAACAGATAAAAGTTTAGGTTTTTTAATATCAAGAAGTATACATCAAAGAGGATTACAAAGAACAAGATTTATCAGCAAACCTTATGAAGAAATGCAAAGAGATCTTGCAGAAGATATACAACAAGCTGTAACAGAAGATATTAATGCAGTAGATAATGAAACTAAAGTAGAATTAAAAATAGGTAAAAAATAATGGCATTTAGTATAACACAAGTACCACACGAATTAGTTGCAGTAAATTCACCAATAATTTACGTTTCTAAAGAAACAACATTAGCTATAGTAAATAATGTAAAATTTAGATATATTTTTGATGTTCAAATAAATGAAACAGATGATAGTGGTGCAGGGTTTAGTAGTATAGGTAAAATAAAAGTACATGCAAATAACAGTAGTGCTGGTATAGTAGATATTTCAAAACTTATAAAAAGTTACTTAGAAACACAAAAAATAGATTTAAACAGCACAACTAACACAATACATAAAGTAGGAGTCAATGTTCCAGCTAAAATATTTAGTGGAAATACAGAACAAATAATAACTGTAAGGGTAGTAGCAAGTTATGAGTATGCAACTAATATAGATTTAGCACCAGTAGAACAAACAGGTATAGCTGTAACCTCAGGACAAATACATTGTACTTTAGCAACCACACTATTTACTGAAGGTATTTCTATAAGTTTATCAAATAACCCTTTAATTGACTATCAATTTGCTGATAATACAAAAAAGTTTCTAACTAATGCACCTGATGTTCAATTTGTAAGAGGATCAAGTACAAGTGCAGATAATATAGATGAATTAACTATGGCTTTTTTCCAAAAAGGTCAAATACTTCTTACTAATGCGGTTACTTATATAGCTATAAATTATTTTGCAAGTGATGATAGCCAAATTGGTTCTGAGCAACTAATTGAAGTTAATAGTACAAATGGTGGTTCAGCAAATCCTTCTAATGCTAATGCAACGGATTTACTTTATGTAGGTGTAGGTCCAGCTAATTTACAAAATAGTACAGTTACACCAAATGGTGGTAGTAGTGGTGATGCTGCACCAAGTAATTTTAGTAATTGGGCATATTATACAGTACACGCAGATTTTGGAACAAGTCAAATATCTAAAACTTATAAATTTTATAGATATGGTGCAAGTAGAAAAGGAATAGATGATAGACACCAAAGCTGCACTAAATATAATAACGTTAGATTATGTTGGTCTAATAGGTTAGGTGCATGGGATTATATGAATTTTAGGGGTAAATCAAAAGAAGAAGTTGCTATAAAAAGAACACAAATAGGTAAAGTAATTGGAACCTGGAATAGTGATAGTTTTACTTATAATAATTTTGAAGGAAAAACAGAAAATATACAAACTACAGCAAAAAAAACAATTACAGTTAATAGTGATTTTTTAAATGAAGTTGAAGCAGAATGGCTACAAGAATTATTTACAAGTCAATATGTACAAATAATACAAGATGATGGATTAACAATACCTGTTATAGTAAAAAATAATTCTTATACTAAGAAAACAAGCTTAAATAATAAGATGAAAATACAATATACACTTAAATTAGAATTATCAAACGATATTAGAACAAACACTTAATGGAAACTAAATTAGTAGCATATAGAA